ATGACGAAGAAAAAAGCACATAAACCTGGTTCAGCGACCATCGCGCTTAACAAGCGCGCCCGTCACGAATACTTTATCGAAGAAGAGTTCGAAGCGGGACTTGCCCTGCAAGGCTGGGAGGTTAAATCCCTGCGCGCAGGAAAAGCCAATATCAGCGACAGCTATGTCCTTCTGCGCGACGGAGAGGCATTTCTGTTTGGCGCTAACATCACGCCAATGGCTGTGGCCTCCACGCATGTGGTGTGCGATCCTACCCGTACCCGCAAGTTACTTCTCAACCAGCGCGAACTGGACTCATTGTACGGTCGCGTCAATCGAGAAGGCTATACCGTAGTGGCGCTCTCCCTGTACTGGAAAAATGCCTGGTGCAAAGTGAAAATCGGCGTCGCCAAAGGTAAGAAACAGCACGATAAACGTTCAGATATCAAAGAACGCGAATGGCAGGTGGATAAAGCGCGTATCATGAAAAATGCCCACCGTTAAACCTATATAAGCGATACTAATCAAATCCTCACCGCGCCTCCCTATCCGGTGGCGCGAATGAACATCTTATCGACTGTCAAATCTGACACAGATGTAGCCATCCCATTGCTTAATCGAAAAAAAATCATACTATGCAGGCGCTAATTCCAGGATGATAACGCCTTTTGGGCTAGTCATGCTGCTCATAAATCTGGTATACTTACCGTTACACATTGGGGCTGATTCTGGATTCGACGGGATTTGCGAAACCCAAGGTGCATGCCGAGGGGCGGTTGGCCTCGTAAAAAGCCGCAAAAAATAGTCGCAAACGACGAAAACTACGCTTTAGCAGCTTAATAACCTGCTTAGAGCCCTCTCTCCCTAGCCTCCGCTCTTAGGACGGGGATCAAGAGAGGTCAAACCCAAAAGAGATCGCGTGGAAGCCCTGCCTGGGGTTGAAGCGTTAAAACTTAATCAGGCTAGTTTGTTAGTGGCGTGTCCGTCCGCAGCTGGCAAGCGAATGTAAAGACTGACTAAGCATGTAGTACCGAGGATGTAGGAATTTCGGACGCGGGTTCAACTCCCGCCAGCTCCACCACTTTTGATAGGACTACAACCGGACAGCGGCAATAAAAACAGCTACTTACGGACTCTGACCAGACAGAGCGCAGACCGAGAAAAGACAAAAAAATGCACGTAAAATGCACGTGCACTTTAAAAGAACCCCAGATCTCACGGTCTGGGGTTTTTCTATTTGTAACTAAGGGTAACAAAAATACTTCCCTTCCTCGCGCAGCCCATGCCTTGACACTGTTTATTTTTACAGTAAAAATACTGTATACAACCACAGTGGTTTTCCGGAGGCTTTTATGTTCGTTGAACTGGTTTATGACAAGCGAAATGTAGAGGGACTTGAAGGGGCCAGAGAGATTATCCTGGCTGAGCTGACGAAGCGAGTGCACCAGATCTTCCCTGATGCCGAAGTGAGGGTGAAGCCGATGCAGGCGAACGGCTTGAATAGCGATGCCAGCAAAAACGATCGGGAAAAACTCAACCGCATGCTGGAGGATATGTTTGAAGAGGCCGATATGTGGCTGGTTTCTGAGTTCCCGACAGTTCGCCAGGTTGGGCTGTAAAATGTGCTGGCTGCCAGCATTAATAAACGCTGACAGCCAGATTTTTCTTCCATGATGAGATTTTTCACCACCCCAACCACCAACCTGTTATGAATTTCGCTGTTCATGCTATAAAATAGCCTCATCAACAATAAGATTTTGATGAAAATGAACAATCGTAGAATTCTTTTTTTAGATTACATGCGTATCTTTGCATTCTCTCTTGTGGTGTTAGGCCACAAGTTCAACAAAGATTTAGCTTCGTGGGCGAGCGATCCAAGTAACCACGTAACACTTAGATCATTTTACGGTCTACTTGCCGATGCCAGTTTCGGTGGGGCTATGGGGGTTGTAATCTTCTTTCTTGTTTCAGGATATATCATAACCCACGTTTTACAAAAAGAAGCAACTTTTGAATTTTATTTAAAAAGGATTTTTAGAATATATCCTTTATACATTTTTGCAGTTATTGCAGAAATGTTAGTTCAGTATTATAACGGTGCTGGTGTTCCACCTCTAACTATACTAATCCCAAGACTTTTGCTCATAGGTGATTTCTTTAACACTCCACTTTCATTAGCTGGCGTAGAATGGACACTAAGAATAGAAATGATGTTCTACGTGTTTATGGGATTAGTTAAAAAAGCTGGTATAATAAACAAAGGAAACGTTTTGACTGTTCTCCTTCTTGTTGTATCGTTTTTTATATCCAGCATTAACCCTTTCCCTGTGGCTAATGATTTTCATAATGCTTACTTTACATTGTATACGCCATTTTTGTTTATCGGTGTAGTAGTGTATCTTGTAGAGCATAAGTTAGTTAATCGGGTTATTGCTTTAGCATCCATCGTAATTATGTTCTATCTGCATTTATCTCTCATTGAGAAAATAAATCCATTCTGGGGCCAGTACAACTACGCATTTACAGGAGTTATTATTTTCCTTGTTTCGTGGTTGTTTAGAGATAAATTCATTGAATCCAAAGCATGCAATTTACTGTCTGAAATGACTTATGCTGTATACTTGTTCCATAACTGGATTTGGTATACTTTGTCACTAGTGGTTTCAAAATTACAAATCCCATATATCAACAGCAACATTCAAATATTAACATTGTTATTTATAGTTTGTTATTTTGCGCATAAAACTGTAGAGCGAAAAGGTGTTTTAATTGGGAAGACGCTTTTACGAAAAGCTTTAATATGACAACCAACGAGAAAAATAGGGGCGCTTGCGCCCCATGTTTTTATTCTGGTTGCTGAGGCCAGGTGATATCTGGTGCAGTAGATGTATTAACCGCTTCCAGTGCATCCAGGTAATCAAGCCAAAGGTTGTACTGGGCCAATTCGTCACCCTTTAGACGACCAATCGCAGCTTTGCCAGGCCACTGCTTGCTGTTCATGTAATCATTGGCTGAATTTATGCGCCCCTCTTTTTCAAGGTTTGCTTCCTGAATTAGCTGCTCTTTAGTTTTATCCGGTTCAGGAGGGGATGCAAATTTCTCACCTTCATAACTCCAGCCAATACCGACCTGAATCTCTTCTGGAATTGCGATAAGTTCACCATCAATATCTTTCGCAAAGCCGTTATCTTCGCCACCCCACAAAATAATATTAACCACCATACCATCTTTAACTACTGCAAATTCTTTCATTATGCGTACTCCCAGATAATTACAATCCCTGGCGTGCCATTGCCTCCACGTGAACTGGATGCTGTCGCCGTATGCACAGAAACAGCACCACCGCCACCAGAACCATAACCATTGGCATCAGCCCCTTGTGAAGTACCTGATCCACCGCTGTTGATTGTTATGGCAATTCCGCCTGCGCCATAAATACTGTTTGCTCCACCGCCGCCTGTAGCATTCGAATCTGAATAAAGAATGCCATATGATCCGCCGGTACCAGGTGTACCAACAATAACTGAACCAGTAACACCAGATGAACCAGTCGCAACGTTTCCACCCGTAGGGAAGTTATTAAACGCCACGCCTCTGGGGCCTCCACGCCCACCAGGTGCTGATACTGCGCCGTAAGATGATGTCCCGCCTGTGCTACCATCAGCACCAGCTGCCGTAGATACTCCGCCAGCCCCACCAGCACCAATAACAACACTTACCGGCCCTGTCGGTGTATGCTTGCAAACTGCATAGGCACCTGAAGCTCCGCCAGCACCTGCCGCCGCCCCTGAACTTGGCGTAGCCGCGTTACTGCCGCCACCGCCGCCACCTCCAAGAACCTCAGCGATAACAAATTTTGTTCCGGCGGTTGGGGTATATGTTCCGCTAGCCGTAAAAGTCTGGACATTAATAAGCCTTCCTGTGCCATCTCCCAAACCGAGGTATGTGAGAAGGTTCGCCACGGTTGTCTGACCGATAACGTCCCGACCGATCTGCGTAAGGTCAGTTTGTGCCGCGGTATCTGTCCCGGTGAAATACGGAAGCTTGTTTGCTCCAGTAGCGAGGCCGGCAAGTGCTGTTAGCGTGGCGTCCAGCGCCTGGAAATCCTTACCAAATGCAGTGGTCATTTTGGTAATGAACCCGTTCAAATCAGCATCATCAAGCACATCCAGCCCACTTTTGTTGGCGGTGTACTGCGCCAGCGCTGCCGCGATAAAGCTGGCCTGCCGGATTGCCTTATTTACCTCTGCGCTGGCCGCCTTGCCTGAAGTAAAACCAGAGAGCAGAGCCGGAAGCCCTTCCCAGTCAGCCTGGGACATCACGTTAGCATTCGCTGCTGTCGCGAATGGTTTAAAGTTATTTATTGCCATTACAGTAATTTCCCCCATGCGCCATCATCAAATCCGGCGATATATTCGTTGTCCATGTCGAAGCCAAAGAATTTAGAGCCTTCTGACGGTGTTTCTACCGAAGGCGTTTCCACGTCACCGGCCCATACGCCAGCTGCTTTAACGGTGAGATAGCCCTGTTTGATAGCGGCGATTAGTTCGAGAGACACATTTGATATATCTGTCTCGGGAAATACCCAGACCGAGATCGTCATGTCCTGGTTGTCGACGATCTGCATCTTCAGGCCAGAGCCTGCAGTTGCAGCGTCAAGGATGGGAGGCAGCGAATCATTGCGGCCGTCCCAGTTGTTGATGGCGATTTTTGCCTTAAGAACGATGCGATAGGTTGTATCGCTCAGCGTGGTATAGCCTGCATCTGGATCATATGGGCCTTGCCATACGCCCTGGTCATATCCGAGCCCGTCAGTATCCCAACTGAAATACACGCCGCTTATCGGCTGGCTGACAATGCGACTGCGACCAATCCAGAGGCCGAGCGTATCGAGCTGGACGCCGACAGCGGTATCAATATCGAAAGCGCTTACCAGCCCCCGGGTTGCGGTAGTGATATCAATCAGTGGCCGCGTGCTCAGGTCGACGTGATCAAAAAATTTCGGCTTCGTGGCGTGATAGTTGGTGATTAAGTCCGTGTACTTGCTCATGACGTCACCGTTAGAACAATGTTTTCGGGTTTACACGACGCGGATTCGTTATAGGCGATGATGATGTTTGCCGCCGCTACGCTACCGGCTGATTTGCCAATCAGCAGCTCCTGTATGTCGTAGTAGCGCGCATTGCCGCCACTCACTACGCCGAGGTTCGCCGGAGAATAAATCCTGCTAAGCAGCACATCGTCGCCGATGGTCAGCCCGTTGATGTAATCCGCGACGGCCTGCTGAATCTGTACGCCAATTTGCGACGTGTAGCCGGTGAATGCCTTCAGGGTGATATGTCCATAAATTGGCACATCAGTAGACCGCGAAAAGCTGATCACGTGTGGGTTGCCGTAGGTGTCCGGTACCGTGACAGATGTCGTCCCATAAGTGGCTGTTCCCTGCCCTTTGTTTCCCCTGATTGTCTGGGCTATCTCGGTAACATCCCCCCCATCGACGATGGCGGAAATGGAATGAGGAGGCAGACCGTTGCTGTCGGTTGCACCAGTATCATTCTCGTAGAGCTTGTGACGTGTCACGCCTGCAACGTTGGCGATCGCACCGTCGACACCTTCAAACGGTGTGAGTGAGGGCAGAGCGACGCTTTGCCCCTGCCTGATGCGCAACTCTGCGTCGGTTTCCGCCGGTGCGCCTACGGTGGCCGCCGCCGGGTTGGTTACTGAAGCCCAGCCACGGGTCGGCGTGTTGATAGTGGTAATCGTCCCAGCCAGCGCCGCAACCGCTCCGCTGTTTGAACAGGTTGCAGTTACCGTCACGGTACCGCCGACACCGATCGTCACCGAGGCAGGAAGTCGCCAGATCACGTTATTCGTGTCCTTCACAGTACCGTTTGTAATGGACGTCCCGGCAGTACCTGTCAGAACCAGATCCACGGTAGAATTCGTCGCCCCCCGGCGCGCGATACCGTTAATTTTTACGTTACTCGTCAGCGCTGCACCGTAACCCGTAGCAGGTGAGAAGCAGTTATAAACGGAGATGGCCGTGTTGTTGGCATCGTGAATAGCCAGCGCCACCAGCGCCACCATCTGGCCGTCTTTGCTGTCTGGCTCCAGATAAGCGTCACTGCCATAAATCTGCTGAAAATAGCTCGTCAGGGTATCGAGTATCGTCTGGTAATCAGGCGCACTGATCCCCTCAGCGGTTACCGTTGCCGATAAGCCGAGTGTGTCCAAATTGAGGGCCATTTATGCCTCGCTGGTTACTGTCGTTATTCCGTAGATGGTGTCGATTTCAGCGAAGAACTGGACGCGGCGCGTCGTAGTGTTCACTGTCGTATTGAAAGAGAGAATGGATTTAACGCCCCGCGTTTCGAGGATGCGCTTACGGATCGCCAGGTTGTAGGTTTCCGGCTTCTGCTTACCGAGTACGGACTGAATCCACGGTGTCCCCTCGGTGGTGTCGAGAAACCATTGCCCATACCACAATTCGAATCGCGTTTTTACCGCCTGCGCCACGGCCTCCGGTGAGTTAATCAGCCAGGTATCATCGCCGCTGCCAAAGGTGTAATCACCGTCGGCGTCTTCACGTCTGTATCGCATCAGTTCACCCCGTCTGTGTTGCTGGTGCCGTGCTGTACGCCGCCGTGAGTGTGCGTATCATCAATTGACTTGCCGTTAGCTTTAACGGTACCGATAAACTCGACAGCGCCAGTGATTTTGGATGCAACGCCAGAAGCAACTGAACCCACCATTCCACCCAGCCAGGACAGGAGCCCGTGAATTGTAACTTTCGCCGAGAAGTCGGCCAGTGGAGTAACTACATCCAGACCGCCAGGCGCTACGATTTTAATTTTCTGCGTAGTGGGGTCGAGCTCAAAGAACGTGCTTCCATCGTCGCTGCGCAGTTGAGCGGCCCCCGTGCTGATTCCGCTGATTTTCTGCGCCTGTGACTGGGGCCCGACGATACAGAACGCATCCGATAAATCATGCACCCGGTCGTCGACAGGCTCCTGCACCCCGCCGTTCTGCCACCAGAAATCGATGCAGCGATCGGCAAAAATCACCAGGCATTCATCGCCGGCTTTTACCGGGAAAGTTAACGTGCAGCCGCCGCCGCGCGGAAATACCACCGGCACATCCACCAGCAGCGGGTAATTTTTGGTAACGCGGTTGCCGTCGTTATCGGTTTCAACAGAGCGGATAGCAGGCTGCACAACCGCCGTCACCGCGTCAGGGTCGAATGACTGAACGATACCAGGCAAAGCGACGCGGATCTGGTTTTTTGTCGTGTCCCGCTCAGATTTGAATGTTTCGGCAAGGTCGCCGCTGCGGGTCTGGTCAGATACTGCCATTTGGTAGGCTCCAGAAAGCAAAAACCCGCCGGGTGGCGGGTTAGTTGAATGTTTTATAGGTAACAGTTCGGTTTTTGTCTCCTACCGTCCCGTAACACTCTATTGTATGAGTGATTCGACTATTGAAGGCGTTCATTCCAGAAAAATGCAGGGTAAAGTAATAAACTTGCTTTCCATTTTTCTCGTCGATCCCGCTTTCAGTCTGTTCGGTTTCGAATGTGTCCGGCAACGATAAAGAAGATCGGGCGATATCCTTACAGGTAAATATCACTTCATTCTTTAAAAGAACATCCTCTGACAAAGTAGGAGTATTACTTGATTGTTGCGCTGCAGCCTTTTCAGGGGCTTCGGTATTACCAGACACTTTGTCAGTTTCATTGTTTTTATGGTTTCCAATTAAATAACCTACAACAATGACAACTAATAAAACTATTTTCTTTGACCTGCTGACCGCCATAAACAAAGTCCATTAATTACTTTAATCAGAAACTTTTTTGCATGGGAAAGAGCCGATAACTTTCGGCGCGTCCATGCTATTCTGCAGCAGTTGGACATTCAGGAATCGCGTTTCGGTACCCGGACGGCGAATGTATTCAAAGCCATAATTGTTGCCATCTTTAGCAGGCATAAGCCCCATATCAATCTTAATGCCATCAGCACCAAGATTTGTAATTTTCTGCGATGTGACGCGTTCACCGTTAATTATGTCCATTTCACCCAACCTTGCAGTGATGGTGTAAGGCCCACAATAAGCGGTGTACCCGCTTGCTGATGCCCCAAATGACATAAAGGCAACAATTAAAATGGCTAAGGCTTTCAAATTTACCCCCGATTAAGCGAGTCCTGAGTGCGGAGATCCGCCGCGCCACGCGCTTCGCACATCATATCCATGTACCACGCCTGGCCCCTTGTATCGCCAGTGTACATAATCCCGCGCACAATATAAACGCCATCCGTTGCGATACTGGCAGGTTGCGCCGTGGTGCCGCTTAGCGTGATATTTCCGTCCGTGTTCTGGTCGGTGATCTGCCCACCAGCCATAGCGATATCGTTGTTCGACAGCGCGGTACGATACACGGAAGCCTGATCCAGCTGAATGAGCCCGTTAACCCGGATGTTCGGGTTAATCAGCGCGCGGACGTTTACGCCGTTGCCGATGGTCTGCTGCGGCATGCCGATAAGCCCGGTGGCGCTGTTGAGCACAATCGCATCGTGAACATATTCGTTATTCGCCACCATCTGCCGCTGGCCATCCACGAATTGCCATGTTGCGCCACATTGTCCGGCCACGTTATCCATAAGGTGCCGTGTCATGCCGAACAGCACCCGGCCACGGGGGAATACGGTAGCAGGCATTTCAGGGGTAAGGCCTTCGGTCGCGCCTTTGGCCTCGAAGTCTTTCATCAGCGCGCGGTTCACGTCTGCGACTGTGTAACCGGCCGCCAGCGTCTGCGAGGTTATGCTGGTGGCAAAAGCCAGATCCGTATCGGCTGCCTGAATCAGGACGTAGGAATCAATAGGACTGTCTTTACCGGTGACCGAGTAGCGAATTTCACCGCTGTAAATAAGTCCATAGTTGCGGCCATCACTCTGTCCCACGTCCGCCGCGTCGACTTCGCGAACGGTCCCGACGTCGCTTGCCGATACCTCCGGCGCGATACCGTCGTAACCGGCAATCAGCCGAACTTTCGAAAACTCTTTGCCGGTTATACGGTTGGAGGTATCTGCAGACAGGTTGTAAATTTTGAACGTCCCCACCCGTGACGCGCTGCTGATGTTGAACCAGTCGATCGTAAAGGTTACTTTAAAATCGCTGAGTTCAATCCCCTGCCCGTTCTCGTCCAGGAGCTGCAACTCGAAATGTCTCATCCAGTTCTGTGACATGCTTACTCCGTTGATACCAGTAAATGACTGCGGCCGCCCAGGTCGGTTTTCGTCGGATAATCCTGTGTACTGTCGTCACAGACCACCACCAGCTTAAATCCGAGGCCCATATAGGCGTACTGCGCCAGCAGGTCAGCGCCGGTGACGAGAGGAATACCGGAGATTACCGGCTCCCCTCTGTCGTTCTGCAGGTCCATAATCCAGTACAGATCGCGCCATATGATGCTAATCCGCCAGGTGGTCCCCGCCAGGATGATGCTGAATTGCTGGTTATCCGCTGTCAGTGGGATTTCCTGAATTGCCATTAGCCGAGCCCCAGTAATGATGCCCCATTACCCGTAATGCTTTTCAACAGCGAGGTATTTGGCGGCTTTGTGGTTTTGTTGCCGGTATTCAGTACCGACGACGTGCTGGCCCCGTCCTTCATGTTGGTTTTATCCGCGACGGTGATCTGCTGCGTCTGCGAGATAAGAACCTCCCTCAGGGTGAGGACGGCAGACAGGACGTTTTCGGTTGTCTTGTCTGTCGTCACTTCCAGCGCGCGGATCAGCATGTTGCTGTACAGCCGTTTGCCCGTAACCACATCGAAAGGAATACGGCTCGCCTGCAGGTCGAGTATCTCCTGATACGTCTGCTGGGGACTCAGACCGAGCAGGCTGGTAGCCGTCAGGTTACTGGCAAAATCCAGCAACGATCCACCACCAGCGAAACCGACCTCCATCACCACTTCAGACGGTTTTTTGTAGGCATGATCGGCAATGGCAGCCCCGACCTCGACAGGGTGCTCTGTTATCTCCAGCGTGTCGGTATGCTTTTCAGAAACAACCACACTGGGGACAATCATCCCTATTTTCCGGCTCTGCTGCTGAAAGAGCGTAGAGAGAATATCCATTAGCCCACCTTCGTTTGATTGCCGCGCATAACCTGAGCGTTTGCCGACTGCTGGCGGCGCTCGACCTCGGTACCAACAGAACGCGGATCACCACCACCGTAGATGTGATAGGTGTTCTGTTGCTGTACCTGAGCCCCGGGCGCAGGCATATTGCTTAACACTTTCGGAATGTAGTTTCGGGTTTCCTGAGGCATAAGGGCCATCCCGTGCTTCTGCACGTTCCCGATCCCCCAGTTATAAGAGGCCAGCGCTTTGCTCAGGTCACCGCCGTTCGCCTGCAGCAGCTGTGAAAGATACTTTGCGGCTGCCTGCGCGGCCTTCTCCGGGTCGAAAACATCATTCCCGCGCAGCCCCATGTCACGCGCTGTACCATCCATAAACTGAAACAGACCTTTAGCGCCAGCGCCTGAAACGGCGAACTGATTACCGCCCGATTCCGTGATGGCCACACTGCGCAGCAAACCTTCCGGAAGTCGGTAGAGCTGTTCCAGGTTGGTAAGCATCGGTTGCATCCATCCCAGCAGTTCAGAGCCTGCTTTAGTTGGCTGTGGCCGCTTGACTGACTGGCCGAGCTGTTCAGGCTCATCATCGCCAAATCTCCCTTTTATCCACCGACCAACATTACGAGGATCGACACCAAACTTATCTTGAATCCAGTCAGCGGCACTGTTAGCGCTGTCTGTTACCATCGGCATCGCTGACGGATTTTCGCTACCCTGATTAAGCATCTGTTTGCCAATGCTGGCGGCATCAGCCCAGCGGCCATCTTTAATGGCGTTGAGCAGGTCGGCAATCATATTCAGCATTTTGCTGAACTCGCCCATCTGGTCGATGAAGTTGCTGAAATCCCACTTCAGGGACCATGATTTAGGGTCAATGTTGAGCAGTTTCGCCAGCGCTTTCGCCAGTTCGTTAACGGTCGTTTTAAGGTCACGAACCATCTTCAGCGCGGCGTCGACTTCCGGCTTCCACTTGCCCCAGTCAATCAGGCTGTCCCCGCCTTCCTTCCAGGTCTGATAGTCCTCCCACAGAAGGGCAATCCCCGCCGCCAGCGCGGTAATGAGGCCAATCGGCGACATCCAGAACGTACTGTTCAGAATGCGCAGCGCAATCGTCAGCGCGCCGAACAACGAGATTAGCTCCCGCGTTTGCTTATCCAGCGATTGCCACCAGGTGATAAGGCTGGATGTCCCCTCAATAAGCCGGAAGAACAGCCGCCCTATAATGTCCCCGAGCGCCAGAATGCCCTTTATGGCTTTCGTCAGGGTCTGCTCGATGCGCGGGAAGTTATCTAGGATGTGGCGGCGCAGCGTGTCCAGCGAACCCGCCAGACCACCAGCAAGATTAGAACCGATTTTGTCACGGGCCATGCCTGCCATCGCGCCGAACTCGCGCAGGGAGGTCATGAATTTGTTTGAGCTTCTGGCCGCCTCGTCAGCATTGAAGCCGATAGCTTTCGCCATTGCGCTGTACTGCCCGGAGAAACCGCCCACACCCCGGCGCATCGCCATGAGGGTATTTTCGTCAATGCCCAGCATCTGCGCATACTGGTTAGCCCGGTAATACGGCATGCTGCTGAGCTTCTGGCCGACGCCCGTAAAGATAGCGGCCATGTCGCGCATGTTGCCGCTGGCGTCACGGGTCTGTACGCCCAGGCGATTCAGGAAGCCTTCCGCGCCGGGATTGTTACGAACAAACCGGGAGAGGCTTTCCAGAGAGGTGCGCGCCGCGTCAACGCTGCCGCCCACCTGCGAAACCGCATAGCCAATAGACTGAATCCCCTGAACCGTCGCGCCGGTGCGCTGTGACGCCCAGTAGAGATTATCCAGACCGGAGGCGATCTTAGCCGTAAAGGCCACCACGGTAAGCGCGGCGCCTTCGACGGCCAGCCCCATTTTGATAGCGTTTGCGGTCGTACCGGCGAGGACTGAATCGAACTTTTCCGCGCCTGCTTCGTCGATATCGAAACCGAGCGAGACGAGGAAATCTTTAATAGTCTCAGCGTTCATTATCCTCTCTCCATTTCTCTATACGGCGCTGGTTGTCAGCTTTAACGGCCAGGTGGTCATTCATCAGCGCGATATCGCACAGATCGACAGATCCATCCTTCAGCGCGTAATAAGGGATTAACCCGGCGTCAACCGGGTCAAGGAGATAAGACAGCCCGTCAGGCAGGCTGTTGAGGGTTAACCCTGAGGCTGGCCCGGCGTCGCGCTGGTAGGGCTCACGGGCAAAAAATTTCCCAGTGAATCGGCGACCACCCGCGCCACCAGCTGCAGCATCGTCAGCAGGTCGATATCATCGAACATCAGCTGACCGCTGTTGAATACCGGCGTCCATCCGTCCATGTGCTTGCGTGATACCACGGCCAGGCAAGGATGAATAATCGCGTTGGTGTCTTCTTCGGTCAGGGAAGACAGTTCCTCAGCGATACGCGGGAGCAGGGTTTCAAACACCGGTTTCAGCTGATCGAATTTCACGGTGTCGATTTTGCCATCAGCAGGCAGAAGGGAGCGAATGCTCCCGAAATCTGACATCATGCCCGCCAGCACCGGCAGCAGTTTGCGGGTCACTTTCAGCTGGTCAAAAACGCTGAGTTTTGCCACGCGGTAATCGTGGCCTTTGATTGAGCATTCCATCTGTTAAAACTCTCCGAGAACCTGGTCGATTTTGCCGCAGTCAAACACCCAGGGCATCGTATTACCGGCTTTAGCGTTGGCGTTATCCGGCTGTTTCTGGAACGCCACGCTGCGCGCCGTGATGATGTCTCCGCTCACCTTGTTTCGGATCACAATGACGTTGTTTCCCCAGGTACCTGAGGACTGACTCTGCGCGTTGTACGCCAGCGACAGCTTTTTGTTTGTCGGCGAGGTCTTCAGCAGGTTGACGGTTACCGTGCCGCTTTTATCCGCGTGCAGGCTGTGCATCACTTCGCCGTCAGCGCCGATGGTCATGGTATTTTTGGGGCCGCCCATTGCAACAGTGATCCCCTCCTCTGAACTGGCGGAACCGTAGCCCAGATCAATCTCGCCGGTCGGGCCGGAGAGGGACGCCGTGACGTCCATAAAAGAATAAGTAGCCATTCATGTTCTCCTTAGCGAACGACGTTGATCTGCACATCAGCGAAATGGACCGCACCCGCCAGCTTACAGGCCACCTGAATAACCGGTGCCTTACGTGCTTCACGGTCTGCCTGCGCCTGCTCGGAAATCGGCTGCGCGTAGACGTAATAGCCTTTTGTCAGTGTGTCGCCGGAATCCAGCTGCCCAATCGGGCCACCGTTCCATACGCCAGAAGCCACCAGCCCGTTCGTGACGGACTGATCCATAGACTGCTCAACATTGGAAAGGAGGCGCGTAACACCCGCATCGGTCTGTGGGACTTTGGTTGTGCTGGTGTAGAGCAGGTTATACAGGTTGGTCTGAACGTAGTTCTGCAGCCAGTCGAGCCCGTGGCGTTCATCGAAGAAATCACCGCTGGACATGACGCCCTGCTGCAGAATGGCCGTATCGTTCTGGTAGTACACAAATACGTTGCAGTTTTTGGCATCCAGCGCCGCCGCCTGATTGGTAGTCAGGGTTTCATAGGTGATCCCCGGCTCCTGCTTGAATTTCAGGGTAATGGTGGTGTTGCTGCCGTTGAAATTCACAGTAAACGCGCGGCCAAACGCAGACAGCGCGGCGTACTTGCTGCTGGTGGAATACTGCACAAACGTGCGAGCGTATTTTGCCGCCTTCAGCTTATAAGCCAGGTCGGTAGTGGAGGTCGCGTTTACCGTCTCAGGCTCTGCAGTGGTAATCGCCAGAATTCGGCTGAGACTTGAGGCCTCGATCGCAGCGGCCACGCTCAGCCAGTCGGCATCGTCGATATCTTCATCGTCAGCCACGGCCAGACCGTACCAATTCGTGTAATTCAGAACGGCGTTCACCGCCTGCAGCAGCGTTTCCGTCGAACCGCTTTCAGCCGATACCAGCGTTTTAGCCCAGCGACCGACATACACCTGCTGCGGTTTTGGTGACTGTGAGAAATACACGGTCGCGGCTTCATATTCCGGGCTATCCACGCCGAAATCAGTGCCGATATCTTCAGGGGATGAGTAGAGGCGAATGCGCTCAGAAACCGGGATAACCGTTGAGCTCCCGAGAATGAGCAGCGAACCAAAGTTTCGACCAGTAGCCGCACGCGGCCCAATGATCACGTCGACATTAACAACGTTAGATACAGGTAATCCCTGCGGCATAATTTAGTCTCCGAAAAATGAGACGGGCGCATCTTGCAGCGTCCGGACGTTGTAGGTACGAATGTTTTTGCGGGACAGCGTGATGGTGAGGTCGTAGCGCCTCACCCACTGGTTATTAATGAGCTCTGGCAGGTTGTAGATAGTTCCGGCCTCCACCAGCGAAAGCCCCGAGCGATTCAGCTCAGCGTTGTTTTGCTCGACGAATATTCCCGCGCGGAAAGTTGATGCAGTGTTGGCCCCCAGAGGGCCATAGAAGCAGCAAATCACCGTTACCTGTTCCCATGTCCATTGCTCGGACTGTTCTTCCGAAACCTGAACATCGGACTGGCTTAACGGCTGGGGAACGGTAGTGATACCGAAGGCGCACCACGTCACCCCGTTGTTTGGGATCTGCGGCTGCGGGTCAGTCCATCGGGGGAAAACAAGCGCGGCCGGCAAGCCAGAAACGCCACGAATCCACCGGCTGATTTCACGCTCCAGCGCCTCGTCATACTGGGGACTATCCCCGACAGGCGTCAGATAACCGCGCGCGGTGCTGTCATTACTCAACTGGCGTCCCTCCGTTAAAGTCCACCAGCTCACAATGCGCCTGGACGAATCCGGCGCCGTAACTGGTGTACGGATCGACAAATGTCACCCGGTAAGCACGCCCGTTATAGCTCACGATATCGGCATCGAGTCGCGGGGCGCTGTCTGTACCGGGCTGGCCCTGGGTTAATCTGAACTGCGTCACGATGAGGATCGCGCCGTTAATGTTCTGGCCTGCCGCCATTCGTCTGGCTTCCAGAGAACGGTCAACCGTCACCACGCCAGAGAACGGGATATCCTGAGCTGTGTTTTTCGTGAAATTGTCCTCATCCATCGTCTGAACCTGCCGGTGACACACCAGGCTGGTGTCCATGAAGTCGGGATCGAGAAGAACATCGCTCACATCGAGAAGAGGCATTATTTTTTCCTCACGACGTAGTTAATTGAGCGCAGCAGGTATCCGTGGGCATACAGCGGCTTGTCACCGGGAATGCCTTCGGCCCTTCTGCGTTCTAGGGTTTTCTCAGAAAGCGGGTGCAACCGGTCGCCAGCACCGATAACGGCTTTTGCAGCGTCACGGGCAATCTGTCCGGCGCTCTCCAGCTCACGCACTGCTGCTTCAGTCTGCCCCTCCAGCGCGGCGGTTGCCGCTGCCTTCAGGTGCGCAGTGGTTCGGGGTTTTGAATCCTCGATCCCCATATCCAGAAAAGGACGCGGGGGAAGCGTGACCGTTGTACCGTCGATTTCCACCGTTGCACCCGTCGAGTGGAGATAGCCCAGTTCCGCGTTATTAATCGGAGAGCCATCCTCACGTCCTGCCTTGTCCTCAGGTATTCCCACCAGCACATCCATTCCGGATAGCTGGCGGAGGGATTCCAGAACAGCCACGGCGTTATCAGCACGAACCGTTAACCCGCTTTTCATAGCAGCTGCCTGCCACCAGCGCCGAACATCGACCACCACCAGTAGAACTCGCGCCCGTAGGCGGTGCTGTTCCAGAAACCGGCATCCGGATTGATTACCCCGGACACGTCATAGCTCACTGAAACCTTATCCACGGACTTAGAGGACACGACACCTGCTGCGCCGTTGCTGTTCACACCGCCAGCGGCAGCGGCGGCCAGCGTGCGGCCGCGCAGCTCCGTATAGTGAGCCGTGAATAGTTCAGCAAGGTAGACGAACTGATCGCCCTGTACGTCCTGATTCAGGAGTGAATCGGCCTGCCCCAGATAGAAATTCACTGAGGGGTCAGGGTAGCGGGTTTTATCGGCGAACTCGGGAAAGTCGGTGCGGAACTGCTCGTTAGTCGGAAGCCTGCTGTTTTTTGGCATTTTTCGCGTCCCCGCCGGTGTTATCAGTTTTGTCCGTGCTGTCGGCAGGTTTACCGCCTGCAGGTGCCTGAGCAGCTGCCAGCTGCGCTTTCAGGTCTGTGTTTTCATTCCCCAGCGCGGTGATGGTTTTTTCATGCTCAGCCAGCTGCGCTTTCAGGGTGTTATTTTCTTCTGCCAGGAGAACAAGGCTCGCGGAAAGGTCTTCATTGCTCTGCTCGTTCGCCAGGTCGGCTTCGTCAATCGGGCGCGCATAGGCTTTAAAGGCCCAGTGGTCCTTCACTTCTTTCGGGAAAGAGGAACTGTCGTGGATGCCCTGAGACAACTCAAATTTAGAACCGTCGGCAAAGCTGAGAGTAGCGCCACCGGAAACAACGTATTTCATGTTTTTTGCTCCATAAAAAAAGGCGGGTTTCCCCGCCTGTTTCAGGTTAAGACGCCGGAACGTCCAGGTAAGAGATCGTATTGGAATACGGGGTTTCCACCTGGCCCAGCTTGCCGTAGTAAGTGGTCAGCTGCTGCAGGCCGCGATACTCCAGCGGCGTGTTCAGCAGAGGAACCATAGGGAAGCGAACGTATTTTTCGTCCTGGGTGTAAGCAACGATACGATGCGCGCCACCAGCGCCACGCTTGGAGGCCCACTTCATGGAGACGATCTCCAGTGGTGTACCGTTTTCCTGAAACGCGATGGTGTTAATCTTCACGTATTCCAGCACAGAGATATTCCCTGCAGAGGAAACCTTTTTGCTCGCCAGCAGGCCGAACAGCTCCGGCGCCAGACCGATTTTCGCCGGGCAGACCGCATAACCAGAACGAACCCAGCCATCAGACAGTACCAGGTTGATATCCTGAACAATCACATCCGGATCGGTGGTTGCGGTCCACGCTGCAGCTGCAGCAACAGGAGTAACATCCGGCAGGTTCAGCAGGCCAGCAACGCCGAGCTCGTTATCACCGATATAAACCTGTTCGTCGGTGTCCATGTTCCACTTCAGTTTCATGCCTTCGTATTTCTGGGCATCAACCGGACGGCCCAGTTTCTGGGCAGAAGCCAGTTCCGGCACCGTCCAGCTGATTTCCTGCCCCCACAAGGTGAGGTTGTTACGGGTAGGCTGAATATCGAGTTCGATACCAGGAATGGCAGTAGCTTTTTTGCCGATCCAGTTTTTACCGTTAGGGTTTGGACCACCAACGCCCACGAAATCGGTATTAGTGAAGGATGACACTTCATCAGCGATAGAAATGTCGCTGCGCAGCGGCATGTCGCGTGACCATTTGTAGGACACTAAAGGCATGTTCAGCGTCTGATCCATGCGCTCCAGTTCGCCGACGAGAAACGCGCCGGTGGAGTCGATGGTCGCTCTGTCAATTGTAAACATTACTTATTCCCTCAGATGTTATAAGCGATTTCAATACGGCCGTCGGCTTCACCCGGCCCCATGACCTCTGCATTTGGCAGCTGAGGTGTATTTGATGCGGTAGAGTCCGGAGACAGCACGAAGGAGCCAACCGGGCTTTGAGTGGTGCCACCAGCTACGCGAACGTAAACCGGATCTCCTTTTTTCGCGGTCGCCGCGTTGCCTGCGGTAGCAATTACGCAGGTGTAACCGCGTTTCAGGTTGTCACCAACCTGATTAGCCGTCACACCGATGTAAGCAAGGTCCAGAGCAGAAGTGATCGGGAACGGACGAACCAGAATCCCTTTCACTTTGCTGATGGTGTCGCCAGATTCCAGCGGAACGAATTTATCGTTCACGTATTTACCAACCAGCCCGTAGGACGCGAACTGCTTCGTGTGGTCCAGGCTAACCGGCTCGATGGTGAGATCACGAGGACGGGTAACGCCCCCGGCAATGCCCAGGGGCATGCGCGTTAAATATGCAGTACCTGCCATGATGATTTACCTTATTTGTTTTTTGCCCAGAATTCGGCGTTGACCTTGTTCAGTTCTGCCGGGGAAAGGTGTTTAGTGCTGATTCCGCTGTCCGTGGTGCGGGTAATGTTATTCAGCGGGGTCAGCTGATTTTTCGCCTTATGCAGCGCCACGGCGGCAGTAAACACCGCGTCGACAGTTGCCTTAGGCGCTTTGTAGAAATCATCCACACCGAACGATTTCAGGCTGTCACCGGTGCGCATTGCGTGATTCAGCACCTGACGTTTCAGGCTCTTATCGCCAGCAGGCTGGAAGCCAGGGCAAATAATTTCCGCATCGGCGATCAGGTTGCGCTTAAAGGCTGCGTCGCCCGTCACTTTGCGGTTTTCTTCTTCGTCTTCGTCGGTGGTCATGTTGCCCGGGTCCGGATCGCCGTCGGTGGTTTTACCCTCCAGCTTTTCCAGACGAACCAGCAGCGCTTTCGCCCACTCCGGAATTTCTTCATCGCCGGTGCCGGTTTTGCCTTTGTTCGGATCGCCTTCGTCCGTAGTGGTGCGATTTCCCTCAGGTAAGGCTGTGGCCTGTGAAGGAATGTTGATGGTGATAGAGGAACCGGGGATTGAAGGCATGCCATCAGACGGCATATCCGGCGCTTCGTCGATGAGTTTTGCCAGTGCATCCTCATCTTTCGTCTTAATGGCCTGAGCCAGTTTTTTAAGCCATGACATTACAGGCTTCTCCTTTGTTGTTGATGGGATGGAATCCCCGATTGCACAGCGGCCACCAGCACGCCCCCGGTCGATGCCGACAGCGAGGTGGTTACCTGTGATTTGGTATTGCTTGCCTTTGCCGGGTGCCAGCTGCTTGTACTGCGCGTCATAGCCACAGCTGACATCCGTCAGGCCAGAATTCACCGCGTCGATTGCTTCCTGCCGTTTAATCAGCACGTCAGCAATGAGCAGATCCGATTTATCGCCGGTGCCGCGCCGGACGTTCTGAATGTGTCCGTGTGCCAACTCAGCGAAGTTAGAAGGGTTCACGAAAACGATGTTGCCCAGGCTGTCCTCTGGATGCCCCAGCGTGACGGCTACGCCCTCAAAGCTCGCCATCGTCTCCGGGGAAAACACCTCGTCTTCTGTTCGCCAGACTGTCACCGTGCCGGTGCCGTCCGGTTCGAGGTCGATTTCCTCAGGCAAATAGACCTGCGTCCCTGTGCGTGCGATCGGCACGTCTTTACACAGCAGCGAACCGTCCGCCGTCAGATAGCGCGTTTCGCCCAGGCGTGTAGTGAAGAAATATTTCATGGGTTACCTGCTCGATTACGGGCAACAAAAAGGCCGCCCGGAGGCGACCTTGTGAGATGGGAAAAATGTTCGAAATAACGGGCTATTTAACATAAGGGTTCTTACCCGCACCGACGAAAATGAACTCGATTAAAATGTCCCCTTAAAGCCGTAAAAGTAGCGATTAACTGGGCTGAAAATCGGCCTTTTCGAATACAACATTTTCATAACATTTCGCGGGTATTGCAGTTCGCATGAAATGAATGCTCAAAGCCGTATTTTTCATTTTCTCGGTGCTGGAATCTGTACTTCAGGCCAGCATTTGCAGTTCGGCAAACATCCGGCGTGTCCGATCATACCGTCCAGCGTCGGCGGGTTATCCCAGCGCACAAATTTATCTTTCATCTTGCGGTGAGAATCCCGCGTTCCGGCCCCCTCAATACGCCACCAGTAGCCCTCTGAGCCAACCGAAAGGGCTCTGGCCTGCGTCAGCGCGCCGGTAGCACGTCCAATCTCTGTACGGGCAATCAGCTGCGCCCTGCTGGCGGCCACGTCACCGGAGGCCATGATCATCTCGTAGAGCTCGTCCGGACGTTCGCCACTGATAACCGCCTGCATTGCGCGCTGTTGTATGTCCATCACGCGATCGGCTGCTTCCAGCGGCAGGGACTTCATCAGCTGAATCTGGCGATACACGATATCCTGCGCCACCTGACCGACGGGGGTATTACCCACCACATCGCGCAGGCCAGCGCCGATTTCCTCTGATACCGATTTCCACAGGTTCCATTCCTCCTGCTCGACCTGGGCAAACATCCTTCGCCCGACCTGCTCTGCCCAGTCGCTGATTACCTCGGAATAGTCCACCAGCGTTTTCGAAATGCTGTCAGCGCTGGCCTGTGAACCATCGTAGGTACCATCGACGATCTGCCCTATCTGGTTTGCTATCGCCAACAGGCTTTTTCGATACTGGATCTCCGAACGGCGGCGGAGGGATGGTTTCAGGTTCATCCTCCTCCCACTGGGCCTTCGCATCTTCTATGTCCTCGTCAGTGATAGAACCACCGATCCCAATCACATCAGAAATGTTCCTGAGGTCGTTAAGCGCGGCTGCCGGAGGCATTCCGAGGTCACGAACGGCGGTACCGAGTGCAGTAACCACATTGTTCGCCATCGTTGCACGGTCCACGTCTGACATCTCCCAGAGCTTGTTAAACTCGAAAGTAAAATCATCAGGCAGTGGCTCACCGAACAGAGAACGCCAGGAGATATCGAGCAACCAGCGGATATGGCGGCGTAAGCGTCTCTCCTGCAGCGAGTTAACCCGGCTGTAGTAGTTTTCCAGATCGCCGTCGCCGGTGTTGAAACCTGCAGGGGACTGCCCGAACAAACGGACGAGAGGAATTCCCGTCGCGCCGGAAACCTGCTCAGCAAAGCGCAGAAGGACATCAGCGATACCCGCAAACGTATAGCTGTGGGTTTCGAACTTATCCTTACCATCCATGATGGTCATGCCTTCGATGGTCTGGAACTGACGTATCATGTCCAGGTGCTTCATCAGCGCCTTTTCAAGGTCGCCTCCGGTAGCAAGAATCTTGCGCAGGTCTTCAATGCTGTAGGTTCGCAGATGCGCTTTGTGGATCAGCTGTGTGGTGCCGACGGTCGCAGTATCAAACGCCTCGATACGCTCGAAAATACGCTCCACAACAGACATCCCCCAGCCGTTTTCCGTCTGGGCCTGCTGGAAAGGAAGCGTATCGCCCTCCATGCGGATAACGCGGCTATGGTGGATCTTCCAGGGGGGAATCCCCTGCTGGTTCGTGATTACCTTGTAATATTTCGGTTTCCCAAAATCGGGACCGTAATCGGTAACGAGATCGTAATAACTCGGGTTAACCATCCAGCGGTCAAGGCTCATCACTCCCTTAAACTGCCCCTCTTTGATGCGATCCAGTTTCAGGGGAGAGGACATATCCTGCCCTTCAAGCAGGACCACCAGCACCGCGCCACCGTATAATCGTGACCATTTGAGGTTATCGTTAAGACCATCCCATATAGCGAGCTCATCCCAGAAGGTTTCGAGCTTGCCCTTTTGTCCAGGTTTCAGCTTTGAGCTGATGTTAATCCCCTTGCGGGTCATATCATCAGCCATCGCGTCCACACCGGCACCAACGAGGAACGATGAACGATACGCAAACTCCAGCATCACCCTGTTACGGCTGATGTACCCGGGCATGTACATTCCGCCCGTCTGTATGTTTCTGGTGTCGCTGCCAAGTTTGGCCGTGAAATTGTTGTACCCGTCAGCTGTCGCAACGGGCTTTTGTGCGCCGTTCTGGCGTTTCTTACGGGACATGTCACGCTCCGGCCAGTTTGGCCCAATTATCAAGAGAGGAATCCATCGGCGCGTAGTTAATCATCACGGCGTCGGCGAGGTTCGGCGATTTTGTACCTTCCGGCTGTTTATCCACGAGGATTTTACCGACGGCGTTTTTCGACCATGTAGGCTGTGAAAGCTCCATCAGCAGGCGGTCAATATTTTCTATCTCGCTGCTTATCGAAATGATTTCGTCGGGGTTGTAGTCCATCCCGTTCAGCGCGCGGAAGGTGTTTCGAAACAGCTTGCGAAGATGCCACCAGCTCTGTGCTTTCGCGTTCGCGAAGAAGTCTTTATTCAGGCGCGCCGCTTTACCGTTATCACCAGGGACGGCTTCATCTTCCGGATCGAATACGCTACCGCTACCACGGAAAGGCGTAGCTGTGATTGTTCCCCGGCCTTCAGCCTGCCTGAGCTCGTTTATCACGCGAGCATCGCCACGCGCACCAGCACCCAGACCGTCCTCATCGAAACGGAACTCATCCAGACCGTAATCGTCACAGTACCCAAACGATTTAACGACAGAAGCGTAGATGTCGCTGCCAATGCCAGACCATTCGTGAACGTTCTGCAGAAGGAAGCCATAGCGGCAAGAAAAGCCGTTTTTGTCTTTCCCTTCGTCTGCGATATCCATTGCGCCGAGGCGCTGGCCACTGGGCTGAATACCCAGTTTGATATGCGCATCGACGGCAGCCTGCACCCATTCAGAAGGAATGAGGATCCCCTCTGTGGATGCGCTGTAGTTCAGGTCCAGTTCCTGAGCAACGATAATCGGATCATCAATTTTCAGACATTCGTTGCGGTACCACTCATCATCCTTGCGCGGGTCGCTGCGCCAGTGGAACGTAAACACCGGGATATTTCCGCTGTGGCGCTTACGGGCAAACGGGTTATTCATGCCGTTGACGGATGAGAGGTCTATACGGCAGCGGGTCGTCTGAGAGAGCGCAGCATCGATGAGTAATGGCCGTTTGAGAAATGCCGACTCATCCACGAAATAAAGCGTGGTACGGTCACCACGGCCAATGTTATCGCCAGCCTCTCCCTTAATGACCGCGCCCGTTTCCGGGAACTCCACGCGCATGTAAGGGGCATGTTTTTTGTCACTCCATGAACCGCGAAACTCAACCGGCAGCAGCTCGACAAACTTCCGTGCCTTCCAGAACAGCGCTTTCGGGTCGCCGGTGCTATCGACATATTCCTCTTTACGGGAACCGAACCCGATCACCATTTCTTTGTTGAACAGGCAAAGCGAACAGGCCAGACCGATAGAGGTCCAGCTCAGCCCCATTTCGCGGCTTTTTTCTGTCAGTCCATGCTCAAGACTTGCGCGCCTGTCCATGATCCAGTTAATCCATTCCTCCTGGCGGGGGAACAGCAAAAACGGGATGGTGGCAGGCAGGCCATAATCGAGGTTACGCGGGTCCGTCGTCATACCCCAGTCGATGATGAACTGAGCCGGGTTAGTGCGGTAAAACTCACGGAGTGCCGGAAGCATTTCAGGCGCTTTCCTGATCCGCTCCAGCCTCTCCATTCTCCACTCAAACACGGCGGTATAGTCCGGTTTGCGGAAGTCAAAGGGGAACGGGATCGGCACAGAAAAATTCCTCAAAAACGCCCCGATTTAACATAATGGTCGTTACCCGCACTGGCGCAACAGCACCCATCACGCAAACGGCGTGAAGCCTCTGTTTTGAACAGAAAAGTGGTCAAATCGGGATGAATAAAACGTGCATAAAACGGGTCAAAAAGTGCATAGCGTTTTTACGGTTCGAAACGCCTGTTTTTGCAATTTTCAGCCCAGGATTTTTTTGTAGATATCGGCTGCTTCCTGCGGGGTCAGGTTCGCCGCGTCGGCTTTGGCTGCCTCGTCCATATTGTTGAACGGTTCGAAAATTTTCGGTGCTCCCAGCTCCATAAGCAGGGTTGCCGGAACTTTTACTCCCTCAGCCTCAAGCAGCTGCGCCGCCTCCAGCGCGGAGTATTTCCCGGCTACCTTATGTTTCATCACCTCGCGAAGCACATCACGCTGACGTTCTTCCTCGCTATAGACGCTGGTACCAAGACCGAGCACCTTTGAGAAAACAGCAATATCGTTGTGCGTGGGCAGCACATCTTCAATCGTGGTTTTCACACCATCCGGCGATGTGGTGACAACCTTCCGTTTACGAACGTCCAGGCTCTTACCGGCGACGCGGTTTATTTTCTCTCTGAGAGCTTCGCGAGCCTCAGTGAAAGCGCGCTCAAACTCGATATTCTCTTTACGCCAGCGACGGATCGTCGTCTCGTCCACACCTAAGCGCTGAGCAACCATCCGATTGCTGATTTTGCTACGGGCTAATGCCATGTCCATAACGATACCGACGTAGGCTTTTCTGAAGCTTTTTTTAGGAGCCATACTTCCGCCTAAGTCAATGTGATTATTTTTTGTTCAAAATCCAATTTCTCCGATCCGGGTGCGGCGTATCACGCGGTAAATTCTGGCGTGCAGGCCGCGTCCTCTCTGGTGCCAAGTGCGGCATATCAGAGGGGGTAAAAATGCGGCATATCCTTTTTTTCGGGAAAACTGCGATTTAATGACCGGAGGCCGCGCAGAATGGGGAGATAGTGGATCGCCCTAATATTTCCACTATGTGGATAACTCAGTCCAAATCCATCTCCACCACTTCACCGAACAGGTGACCGTAAACGTCCATTGTGGTTTTGATGTTCGAATGCCCAATAAGTCGGGAAACCTTCAGGATATCGACGCCTTTGTTTGCCAGGCGAGATACAGCAAAGTGGCGAAGATGATGGAATCGCTTAATGCCATAGTCGTTCAGGGTTCTGACGAGAACGCCCTGAGTGCCGTAGCTGGTAGCGAGGCATGTGCCGGTAAACTGGTTGCAGATAAGAGGCTCAGAGGTACCGAGTTTACTTTTATCCAGCAACGCGAAAAGCTCACGCGGCATCCGTACCCGGCGCTCCACTCCTCTTTTCAGCCCCTCATGTATAACGCCGTCAACAACATGCCCCCGGATGTCGATCCAGTCGGCTGACACGTCGTTATACGTAACCGCCAGAGCCTCACCGATTCGCAGGCCACAAATCCCGAGCCAGCACGCGATACGCTCACGAACTGGCGCGTTATTCAGTAGCTCCCTGACCGATGATGATGGCGGTATGGTGATGGGTCGACGCTTCCGGCGCGCGGGACGGTCAACAGGGTTAAAAGCGATGAGTCGTTTTTCCACCAGCAGGAAGAAAGCCGAACGAATCCAGCGATGGCAGCCGGTGCGAACCGAATCACCGATATCACGATGGCTGATATGGAGAATATTTTTTTCCAGTATCGGCCCGTCTACCGCGAGAAGATCGTGACGGCATTTCGTATATGACGACAGCCGTATGATATTTTTTTCCAGCTTGCCGGCCTGATACCCCAGATAAAACAGAATTAACTTTCGGAAAGTCCAGGAATGGTCTATTCCGGTCCAGCTGGCAGTTCGACAATCCAGCTCGATATTCTGTTTTTGCCAGAAAAGATGTGCGGCATCATCAATATTCTTAAAAATGCGGCGGCGTCCATGACCGGATTTTTCATCCTTCCAGTGGACGTAATATTTTGATTGTCCATTGGCATCAGTGGATTCTTTTATCGAAGCCATTCTGAACAATCCTCACTCAAAAAACATTATCGAAGCCCCTCAGTGAAGGGCTCCTGTAATATCAGCTTTAAAGCGGAGTAAAACGGAAATTAGTGACATATTTAGCCACTACGATAACTCGCCCTTTCATGTCTTTGGTAGCTGCACAGTGGTAATATTCTCCGTTCGCCTTCGGTTGGTCTTGATCCGAATAGCCGAGGATTTTTTTACCATCATTCAGTTCAAAAACTGCCTCATAAACGGTTTTCCCGGTGTCGGCAGGTTCACAATCTGTTAAATGAAAGGATGATTCAGTTTCACGAAGTATATCCACGGGTATTTCCTCGCCGATTTTCACCGCCTCTCTTGAAACAATTTCAGCTGCGCATGAAAGAGCTCGAAGAATATTACCTAATTCACTTTTTTCCGGGCGATAGTCCACTTCCATTACAAATGGAGAAATACCCGATACCGTGACAGTTATTTTTTTCATCGAGTTAATCTCTCACTAAAGTAACTTTCGTTTTTGTAAACCGGCGCACCAGTCGAGCAGCTTCACGCTGGAGCTCGCCTTCGATCTGCGGAGTAAGTGGCTTACGTGCGTATTTCCGGCTTATTTCTTCAATCACCTGGTTTATTTGCTCATTACTCGGCGGGATTACTTCGACATTTAAGCGAGCCATCAAGCCACCTCTTTTTTGGTTAGTTTCTCGACCTTATCACGAGCAAGCGAACAGCACAGGCGCACAAACAATGACGCTATTACGTAGGCTACCGCTGTAAACACCCACCCACCGTATGCAAGCATGGAAGCACCCAGCACCAGGCAGAACCATCCCCATACTCTTGCTATTGCGTTCTTGCGCTTAGCAAAGCGTTCAAGGTATTCAATACCCTCCCGCCTGGACTTATCATCCTTTGAATACTCGACACCAAACGTAATAATGAGAGCTAACAAACCAACTACCGCGCCAAGCAATACGATCACCCAGTAGGCGGCGGCAACTACTCTCAATAAAGAACCGGCCCCTGTAGTAACAGCAAATAGCAAAGCGGCGAGCAGCGCGTAAAAAGTTATTTTTGCTATCGCATCAGTGAAAAATTTCTTCATTGCGTTTCCTTTAAGGTGTGAGCCTGTCGTACAGGAGCACCGCCCGAGAGAGGTCGCCACCTTTAACGATGCTCCTCAGGCTCACTACTGAAAGACTCTCTGAAATGCGCGTACGAGGCGCAGAAAAAAGCCCCGCTATTGCGAGGCCGATTTATCCCCTGAAAGGGATATTCAGTGCTTTATCCCTTTCAGGGGATAACCAATGTTATTGCCATTAAAAAACCGCCTTCAGGCGGTTAGATATAGCGATTTAAAATCTTGGTGCTATGCCATACTTCGGCGTCTTTATGTTCGCAGCCCAGACTTTGATATCGTTCTGAAGCAGCAAAGTGAAATCTGACTTGAGGTGGTTAACCATCTCATTGACCTTTTCGGCATCATTAACTGCAAAGTGCTCAATCCTGTTTGCCCCGACCGATACACACCTGTAAGTTGCAGGAACATCCTTCCCATTCACATTAAGCAACTCCTTCTTATCTCCACAACTGCCATCGGACATATAGGACACCAGCATATTTGCTGCTCCCCTCCCGGGTTGAGAGATGCTTATCATGACAGGCAATCCCTCTGAGGTCTGCGTAATGTCGTAAAGCACTGCATCTTTCTGATACCAGGTATTGTATTCCCTTTCCTGAAAGGCTGAGTATGAGGGTGACGATATCGCCACCAGAAAAGCGATTGTAATAGATTGAATTTTCATCGGTTGTTATCGTTGTGTTTAGTTGAATTTATTATTCATATTTTGCTAAAAACAACAACAATCTAAGATTAATCCTACTATTTTTAGCGGTGCTAAAGTATCTTTTACCCAAAGTGAAGTACTCATTTATCTCAAACCATTACAGCATTATAAATGCCGATAATTTGCATTAAGTACAAATTTACCCCATGGAAAAGAAAAGAATCTGCAATAACTTCTCAATAAATTATCAGTACTCAAGAAAATCGCCCTTATCCTTAGTGAGCGTTTTTGAATGGACAACTGGTCTTTACGTTTCTTCCTTGATGTCTAATGACAAAGAATCGCTTATTAAGCAATTAGTGGAGTACGCCCAACTCAACGGGCAGGAAGAAATCCAATTGCGTAAGATGATCATATGATTGATTAAACTGCTTATGTTTATAACCATTATCAAGCCCACCAGCAGGTGAGCTTTGTAATGGCTGCCACTACCCGAAGTGGCCACGCTCATGCCCTTGAGTCTCTGTCGCTTATTAGCCGCTGATAACCGGTGCGCGTATGGCGTTCGTGCTGCTTTACCGGAGCATGTTCCCTTACTTACCCTCACAACTGTCTGCTATACCTGCTCGCCATTACGCGACTCGGGGCAGCATCATGACTGCTGCATTACCTTTCGGCGGCGGTCTATCCGCTTTACTACTTCAAATCGACTTTCTCCTTTTGGCAGTTCACCTGCCACGTTTTGTTATGCGCCAGGATGTCTTTCTTCGTCTGGCGGTCCAGCACATCCCAGTCGTGATCCGTTCCGTAGATGGGTTTAACCCAGTCGCAAGCCGTGTCTACAACCTCAACCTTTACGGGTCCAGTTTGTGCGCAGCTCACGATCAACATCATCGCCAGGCATATGGTTAACGGTCTGCTGTACATTGCTGGCCTCTTTCGTTGTCTCTACCCGGCGATCTGCTGCTGCGACCGTGGCCGCTGCATTATCTTCGGTGCGCTGCAGTTCTGATTTCGCTTCCGCTTTGCTGGTTCCGCGTGAATGACCCAGGCCAAACGCGGCGGCAATAGCAGCAAACACCGCGATAACGAATCCGGTAATCAACTCAAGCGTCATATAACCACCCGCTCCTTTACCCAGCCATAAACAAACGTCTCGTTCGCGCTGCGCTGTTCTGCCAGCTCAAGATAACGCTGACCCTGGCTACAATTCAGGGCCCGAAGCATAACCAACTCACCCTCTTTTCCGCGCCGGGAAAGATAGCTTTTTAACGCGCTGATAGTTCGCGGACCGATAAAACCATCAGCAATCAGATCGGGATAGAGCGTGCCTTGAATGTTGAACACATTCAGCCAGCGCTGAAACCATTTGGTCTGAACTGATGGGCCCATGTTTACGCCTGTGTCGCAGAGTTCGGCAGCGATGGCTGGTGATACCTCAGAAACAAGGTCGAAGCGTGGCCCTGTCCAGTAGTCAGCAGTCAGGATATCCAGCGCCTGCTGGCGGGTAAGGTTGCGCATATCACCGTTATAACCGTGGGCGCGAGCTACCGCTTGCGTGATCCCCCAGTTTGTTGGGCCGCCTTTGTCGTCGGGGTGATTAACGTACCCGCCCTCTTTGCCAAGAATGGCGTCAAAAATTTCGTCTTTTGTCATTAGTGCCTCAGAAGATCAACCAGACGTGCCAGATTTCCCCGGACCTTCATAACAGCTGCGCATATCAGGAGGTTCGACATCACCACCAGCCAACTGGAGTCACGATAGAGGCCGAAGATGAATTGCCATGGGATTACTGCGTAAACCAGGATGGTTATATACGCCAGGATTGAGATAAAAGGACGGTGCCGGGCACCATGGCGCTGGTAGAACATCAGAACGACGACGATCACCGAGCAGATAAACGCGTTAAAGACAGCTGACGGGTCAATTACCATTTCCCCCTCCTCCGCGTAACCGTGAGAAAAAACCGAACAGGGTGTTCAGGTCCTGGTTATTAAGAAAAGTTAGGATTTTTATACACAGTGCAGACAAAATCACTGCACCGAGTGCATCCAGTGGTTTTTCATAACTCGAGGCAGCATTTAGCCATGAACCAACAAACCCGGCGCCAAGCACTCCAACAATGAATGATGTAAGGAAATATGCAGCCAGGCGAGCACGCGTAAGGTTTGCAGCTGTCGCGACGTAAAACACCGCACCACCAAACGCTCCAAACACCACGCCGAAATCTGTATGAGTAAAGACACCATACAGGACTGAACCCAGCAGGCCTCCGCCGAGAACTGCACCAGTGCCGGTTAATGGATCGGACATTACGCCCCCTCTGTAATTGCTATGAATCCTCTCAGTAAGTTTGAGGGGAAATAATAAAAGCCCGCTGTTGATGGCGGGCTAATGAGTTGACTATTTGTAAGGTAGGTGTGAGTAAGACTTATGCTCAGAGGTGAAGCTGTATCGGCTGATTCACTATCGGTCCAGGAGAACCACCGGGCATTCAGTTACTTCCCACAACTCAAAGCGTAGCAGCAGTTTGCAAAACCATAAAAAAAGGCCTGCGTTTTATGGCAGGCTCTCAAGGAATTTGAAACTTGTATTGTTGTTGTCATGGTGCCGGGTGCCTCCCGGTGACTCTACCCCAGTCAGCAAAGCCGCGCGCATACCTGCAGATAGCAGTTGACTGGAACGCCCTTTCGCTTAGAAAGGATTCACCACACAAACAAATTACGCCGAAATCATTCCGCCGGTCAATACTTCATTGCCGTGAGTTCTCTCAGAAGGAGGGGAAACAAAAAAGGCCACCCGAAGGTAGCCCGTAGTAATGATTGTGAAGGCTGGAGTCGAACCAGCTTCCATCGGTGCGCTGCCGATTGGGTTACGCGCGCCTTGTGGCTACTTATCCAGAATATTCACCGCAAAACTATTCCCTAGCTCGCCGCTGAGCTTCATCACAATGGGTATCGCTTTGCCGCGCCAGGGAAGTGTGCCTGGTCTCACCGGGATGTCGTCACATACTCAAAGCGATTTCCGTTGTGTAGAAAATAAATAGCCCCACTAATACAGGCAGGGCTTAATTTATTTTATTCGTGTAGGCGTTAACGACACATTTCAGCTTTAGCTTTCATGTAAGCCTCGTGAGCCAACTCCGCAGTTTGGAAACTACCGAGATCTTTGCGTTTCCCGTTGACGCTAATCGCAGAACGCCACAGGCCACGATCCTTGCACCAGTTTGCTCCAATTAGCCCAGATTTCGCACCTTTTCTGGCCTTATGCCTGTTCTGCTGATTAACAAACTGGGTAACGATACGTAAGTTGTCCCATCGGTTATCTTTGGGATTGCCATTGATATGATCGACACACTTATCAGCTGGCGGCAGCGCACCATCCATGTATAAAAAAGCCAACCGATGAGCGAAGATTAATTTCTTATCGATCATTATCTGGATATAGCCGTACGTATCTGCGTTCCCGGCTATATTGCCTGGCGTAGACCGAGAGTTTGTTCGCTTGATCCAAACAAATAAACCAGTCAAAGGGTCGTACTTCAGAACCTCTTTCAGCCGTTCTTGCGTGATGCTCATGATATGCGTATGCCTTACTTTGAAATGAACCTTTGCCGCACAGGAAACCAGCCCGTCGAGGCTCGCCAGCGCTAACTGACTTCCTCAAAGGCTCATTTCAAATGGATTGGTTCGACGTATTGAATGCGCGGGCGGTGCGCGGGAAATGCGGGTACAAAAAAACCCGCAACGTGGCGGGCTTTTCGAGGTTAATTATCTACAGGCGTTATACTCCATAATCAGAAGCTTACAAGACAACCTTATGCAAAGTCAACACTAACGCGCAAAAAAGTGTCGACATTTGCTCCGATCATATTAATAAGTTGTCGCCTTCTCAAATTCCACTGCTGCGTGACGCTCCCCCTGGCGCAGAGTATCCACCAGCATTTCATAGAAGGGTTTCCAGTTGCGTGACCATGAGGATTGATGGAGGTCAGGGAGACGCTTCAGAATGGCGCGGTGTACTGTAGCCGAGGAGATAGCAGAGAAGCCATTACCAGAGCAACGTTCACACGTTTTGAAAACCGGTGCGCCGCGGTCTTTGGTCGCTTTGCGGTCCAACACTTCGCCTTTACCGCCACACCTGCACCGGGCAAGGATCACTTTCTTTCCTCCGCATGTTCCGCAAACCCTATTCACCAGCTCATTTTTAATCTTCGGGGCAACTACTTCAGCACCGTCGGCGTCGAAAATACCAGGATGTTTAACCACATCCTCATTCCTGGAGATAAACCCGGTACCACTGCAACTGTGACACGTCACGCTGGTAGCCGCTGAACGTGAGTAATCAGCAAAGGCAAATTGTGCCAACATCTGCATACACCATCCGAACTGGCCACCAGCTGCTTTGCGAACATTCTTCGGTGCGACATCCATCGCATATCGCGCCAGCGCCTGAACTGCGAGCTGTTCATCCGTTTTGCTGATTCCCGCTTTACCGAAGAACGCCGCCAGGCCGAACCGCGCACGGCTGCTGGTGGTACCAATCGCTGCCATAACATCAGTGCCGGTGAGACGATCCGGAGAGGTTCCCTTTACATCGTCGCTGATATGCATTCCCTGAGGACTAAAATGTTTGAGTGCTGCTTCCAGTTTCATTGAATGGTTTCTCCCTTTTCAGCAGTGCCAAACCAGCCAGGGTGTGCCCACTGGACATCAGTAACTTTATCCCCGTTACCCCACAGCGTCAGAGTACGCATAGCAACGTAGTGCATGAGGATTTTTTCATACTCTCGCCACTCATCATCAGGAGTGTCTTCAACAAATTCAGCGATGGCGTCAGCAATAAGACCGAAACACTCAGGAAAGTCACTATGACCGATTGCGATGTCTTTGGCCGCTTCCTGAAGCTCCAAAAAACGCTGCTTGGTAAAGAGGTACGACATTTCTCTAATTAGGCGATCCATTTTTAATACCTCGTTGCGTTGGTGGCTTCCCACTCAATATCAAGTTCACTTTGCTGTTTGCCAGCCAAGTAATTGAAGGGCCCTTTATCACCCTCGATAAACTGATGTGATCTGGAATCAAAATTGGCTCCTATGTCTCCGATCCAGCCTTCCCCTTCACGTTGTTTCAACAGGCGAATCATTGAGGCGGGCATTTGGATAGCAGTCTGCTCGTCCTTATCAAGGCTCTCATACCCCATTCTTTCAGCCTTGCGCTGCGCCAGTTCTCGCGGGATATTACGCCAGACGGCCATAACGTTGTCGGGCATGTCGGTTAAAGCGCCAGTGCCTTTAACATCCATTTTCCCTGTTGGTGCAGCTTCGTTTGTTTTTCTGGCATGCGTTACCAGCAGAACATGGCAGTTGTGCTCATTTTTGAAGTCGCAGAGGGTATCGATAAATTCTTTCTGACCACCGTAGTCCTCTTCATCGAGCCCACATTTTGCCAAGTTATCGATTACGAAAAGATCGATTCCATAACGGCGTCTGGCATAGGCAAATATTTCCAACAGACGACCGGCCTTTGCTGTTCCGGTGAGCTTGAACACCCAAAGACGATCAGAAAACCACTCGTTAGTCATGATAATTTCAGTACGTTCTGGGTTTTTTCTGCAAATGGTTTGCCGGGTAAGACGAGCCAACATTTTCCCAGGCTTAAGTTCCAGCGATGCAATGCATACGCGAACTCCTTGGCTCATGGCATTGACTGCGATATGCCCCACCAGCTCGGTTTTACCGTGGCCGTTCACTCCGTTAACCAGCGTCAGTTCACCGGCTCGGAATTTAAAATTATTGTTCAGCGAATCCCACGGGCTGGAAAATAACCCAACATCTCGATGTTCGAATGCATCCAGTGTTTCCTGAAGGAGATCACCCGCAGAACAGAGTTCATCAGGGTCAAAGAATTTAGCGGTCCCTAAGTATTGCCAGATTTCATCCTCGCTCACCCCGGCAGTTAGGCATTCGTTGATATCTTTGTGCGGCAGCTCTACCAGGCGGCAACGATGCTCACCCAGACGGCGAGCAATTTCTTTTGCGGCTTCCCGCCCAACATCATCGTTATCGAGGCTTAACCAAATTTCTTCGAATCGGTCGAGGTTGTGATACTCGTATTCGATCCACTGCTGTTTGGCACCTTTTCCCCCGCCGAACGGTACCGATAGAGCACTGATACCGAATTGCGAGTAGGTCATACAGTCAATCTCTCCTTCGCAAAGCACAACAGCTCGGGCTTTCGCGTCCATAGCCTGCCAGCCAAACAGACATGGTTCGCAATCCGCCTCAGCCATGATCAACTTTTTGCCATTTGGTCGTTCAGTGCCGATTCGCTTTACCTGCAACAGCTCGCCATTGCGAAGATACGGAAACGCTACTGCCGGAATTTCGCGGTTTTCATCGTGGTACCAGACAACTGCATCCGAAACACGGAATTGATCGGCTGTCTCCCGGGTGATACCACGGGAAGCCAGGTAGTCGTAGCAATGACTCGCCTTTTTAACGCCTTTTTTGGTTGGGCGAGAGAAGGTCTTCTTCTTTGCCTCAAAGTGGTTATCGTCGTCCTTCAGCCCAAGGAACTCTTTCGCTTCTCGCATAGCGTCGTGCAGTTGGCAGTTACGCACCAACACCCAAAGATCCAGCAGGTCTCCGCTGTCGCCGCTTGCAAAATCCGCCCAAGTCTTCTTACCCCCGAGATTGATTTTCAGGCTCTTACCGGCATCACCATTGGTATTACCAGCGCACCACTCCTTGCCCTCGAGGTGTCCTCGTGGAAGCAGGTATTTCGCAACTCTTTCGGCGTTGTCCCACAATTTTTCAGATAACTCAGCAGGGGTCATCACACACTCCGTAAATCGAATTTTATAAAGCACATAGTCACGAATTCCTCACGCAAAAAGCCGCGGTTATAGCCAGCAACCAGTAGACGTTTGAGGATTCTTTTCATGGGCGGTTAGCTCCGCGCTTCATGCGGTCAATGGCTGCCTGGCTGATAAATACCTCAGCCGAACCGTCACTTGGTTTTGCGAACCAGGAAGCCCCTGTCCCACCGATGGCGTTTGCGCTTGCGGATATCTGAGGAGCTCCATTTGGTTTTTCATCGTTCCAGCGCTCTCCGTTCAGGTATGACGCTGGCAGGAGTTTGTCGAACCCCATTTGCTGTGTTTTCACCCGGAGGCTGATATCTTCAGCCAGCATAACGGCGAAGTTCTCAGGCGTACCTCGGTTCGCTTTTTTCCAGTCGCGATATTTGGTCCTGAACGCTGACTTAGCCTTGACCTTGGCATCCTTTCTCAGACCTGCCCCCCAAAAAATATTTTCGAAAGCGACATCGACTGGATCTTGGCCTTCAGCATCATCTGATTCTGAATCAGGTTTTTCCTGTGAAGGTTTCCCTTTCGACTCGTCAGGTTTATCGCCATCAGTCCGATTCGAATCGGACAAATTAGTTTTATTCCTTTCCTCTTCCCTTCCCTTCCTTTCCCTTCCGTCAGTGAGTTCGCCGTGAGCACTCAGTGAGTCCTCAGTGTTAACTCCATTGCTTGCATGTGAATCATATGTTTGTTTTTCATCATCATTCACTGAACCATCCATGTAATTAGGTGCTGGTTTCCGTGAGCTATCAGCGACTTCTTCTGGAGTAGGTATTGTTGTTGCGGATGGTCGGTTAATTTTCTGGTGTTTAGAAAAACCATCAATGTGAATATATTCAACACCATTCACTGAATACTCACTGATTAACCCAGCCAGGCTAAGTTCTTTAATTAACGGCTCGCAGTCGATCATGTCCGCAGGGAAAATCTGCATCTTGATACGCTTCGGGGAGCGCACCAGATTGCCTTTGTCGTCGGCAAAATTGAACATTCCGATAAACATCAGGCGCGCCTCAAATGAGCATTCGACAATCTTCTCATCAGTCCAGAACTCAGGTTTAATTGTTCTAATGCGTGCCATCAATCACCCCTCCATCAGAACAAATAACCTCACTTACATCAGGCCTTGGCTGGAATTTGGCATCAACCAGGGATGCCTTGCGCGCATTGCAGGAATCACACAAACACTGCATGTTGTCTGGGTGGTGAGCCCCACCGTTACGTCGCGATACAATGTGATCTGCGACCAATTTAATGCGGTCTTGACTACCACAATGACGGCATTTGAAACCGTCGCGCCAAAGAACAAATTCGCGTAGTGCGCGATGGCAGGGTACGCGCATTTTCAGGCGACCTTTGATCGTGGGCACTTTCCATTTGTTGCCGTTCTGGTCTAACCAAAACTCAGACGACACCTTTCCGTAATCACGCATTTTGCGCCTCCGAGACCTTTGTAAAATATTGTTGGAACTTCCAGACAGGCTGCATGCATTCATGCGGATAATTCTGCCTGGTGAAATACACCTGCTGCTTATCCCGATTCCAGCCGGTGACATGCACAATCACACCGCGCGGATCGCGATAATCGATATCCAATGGCTTAATTTGGTTTTCGGTAGTGATTGAGTGCGACATATCACACCTCATTGCCCGGGTGAGGGAATGTATCTGGAAGGTCTGGGCGGATCTGGTAGGCTTTAACTTCACCACCAGTAGCTTTAACAATGGACATGACATGATCAGCCTTAACCCGGCTACCATTAAGCCAGCGAAATACAGCCGGTTGAGTAACCCCGCACGCCCTTGCTAATGCAGCTTGGCCGCCGAGAATATCGATAGCTCTCTTGACATGTTGATTGATCATAAAAATACCAAAAGTTATTGAACATAGGGAAAGAGTATAGCCTTGAATAACTTTATGCAATAACTTATCGTATTTGCCACTTAATAACTTTTTGTATAGGCTTATTGGTATGAACACATTCTCAGATCGTCTTCAAAAAGCGATGGTTGACGCAGGCCTTACACAGGCAGAATTAGCGATGAAAGTTGGGGTTTCGCAACCAGCTATCTGGCGTCTTGTTGCAGGCAAAACCAACACAACACGTAAGTTGGTTGAGATTGCTAATGCGCTGGGTGTGAGCCCTGAATGGCTATCAACTGGAAAAAATCATGTGCCTCATAGACAGGGCTATGTGATAGAGACCATGCCCGAAAGGGAGGTAAAGGATAACGCTGGCATATTCAGGGTCGAGGTTCTTGACCTTTCAGTGAGTGCAGGGCCTGGCACGTTCATGCTTTCAGAATATGTGGAGGTTTTACACGCTATTGAGTTCACGACTCAACATGCAAAATCCCTCTTCGGGAATCGTAGTGAAGATGTCGTAAAAGTAATGACCGTCAATGGCGACAGCATGGCCAGCACGTTCAATTCCGGTGATCGTGTCTTCGTAGACATTTCCGTCCGACACTTTCTAACGGATGGTGTGTATGTTTTTGTTTTTGGTAAAACATTTCACCTAAAACGTCTCCAGATGCAGGGAAACAGGCTGGCAGTCTTATCGGATAATCCGGCATATGAGAAATGGTATATCACGGAAGAAAACCAAGATGACCTTTACGTGATGGGTAAAGCCATAATGCATGAATCAATCAATTACAATAGGCTCTAACCTTCAACACCCCACCTTTTGAAGCCGCTTTTAAGCGGCTTTTTCTTTGTCTGTAGCTGTAAGTATGCAGTTTAATAACAAAATTTAATCAAAAAAATCAATGCATTAAACTAAATCGCAAAAGAAAAATAAGTTTTGTTATTGCAATAAGTTATTGCATGACTTAAAGTTCATTCATCGGCAAACAACGGAGCCAATGAAATGAATACTCAAATCACCGTAGCCAAAACCATCGGCAAAAGAATATTAAATCAAAGATCTTCGCTTCGACTGTCTCAGGATTTTTTGGCTGATCATCTTGGTTTAACAACCGAAACCATTAACAACTGGGAAACGGAAAAAACTGTTCCGTTTGCTGACCAGTTAATCCAATTGGCTAACATTCTTCATTCTGATGTTCTGTGGCTCATTTCAGGAAACGAGCAGTGTGGTGATTTTACAGAGCCAACAAGCATTATAACTTCCAATCAACTTAATTCATGGTCTGCGGATATTGGCAATTGCAGAATGGCTTTATCCAACGCTATGGATTGTATGCCTCCGGAATTGTCGGCTATCGGTACGCTAACTATCGTTTATGAAAAATTAGACGACTTGCAAGAAACCATCTGCAAGCAAGCCGACAAGATTTAAAATTAATTAACATTATTCAATTAACACCTTTCTTGGTGGGGCCAAACTCACCCTGAGGAAATGAGAATGCAAAATTCCGTCGCAATTAATAAGCCAATTAAAACGCCTCAGATGCTGTTCGGATCTGACAACATTAATGACTTTGGCAACCGCGTTCAAAGCTGCCGGATGGAAGGTGATTCAATGCAGCCGACCATCGAACCATGTGAGGTTGTGGCTTTCGTTGATTGCGGTGGAAGTGCGCTTACCTCTGGAATTTATGTTTACACAATGGATGCTTTTGGTCGCCCATGCCTTTTCATTAAGAGAATTGAGCCATTAGCTGATGGCTCATTAAAAATCATCTCTGATAACCATCATTACGAAACTTTCACCCTTAATGCTGATGAACAGAAAGAAATCAAAATTCACGGTCGGGTGGTCGCTTCTTTGGCTGTGAGGCGCTTCGTATGACTTTCATCATTAATAAATCGGCATATAGAACAGCATGCCTTTATGCGGCTTGCGGTTACGAGGTAATCGCTCGTCTTTACCTAAAAAAAGCATACGGACGTTAATTATGAGCATTTTAACAAGGCAGGATATTCAGGGCGTGAATATCAAAGATGAGCAACTAGCGGGTCTGTCGCAAACTTTATTTGAATATCACGACAAGCTCGACCACTTCCAACTTAAAACGATTTGCGCTCTTGTTTATGACCTAGCCTCTGATATTCATGACTGGACCGAAAAAGAATAGGAAATAGTTATTAGTTTGGAGGAGGAGCAGCGCAATGGATAATTTAATCAACACCTACCGACGCAGAATTTTAAAGGCAGCGTTATTACGCCACCAGCGTAAAACAGGCAGTAACTGCCTTGTTATTAAGCTCAATAAAGGCGGCATTAACACGGTCGAGTTAACAGAGATTCTTCTTGATGGATTATTGAGAAAATTCGAAAGGCTTGCGATCAGTGAGTACGGGAATGTCGAAGGCGTAAAAGCTATCAAGGGAATTTACAGCAGCGCTGTTGATGTTAATGGCAGCGGTGAATTCCTGACAGAAAGCGGAAAGGCATTAATCGACGATCTCATTGCTGAGGTGGTCGAGTTTGCCAAGAAAAAAAAATCAGTCACAGCGGAGACAAGCCATGAGTGATCAGACACCAATTATCACGCACGAACCAGTAAATATCGTGCTGACAATCGAGAATGGGAAAGTTATCCACGCGCGCCCGGTTCAGAACGGAGAGGTTACAGCATCGCTGGAGACTTTTTTATGGATGGCTGAACGCGCCGGTTACACGATCACCCCACCAGCAGGAGAGAAGGACAATGGCCCTGACAGCGATACGAATTCCTGAGTGGGTGCACCTGCAGGCGGTCCATGTGCTCCGCCAGTTCAGAGCCAGGCGAATTCATCCCTGCCGTATGCACCGCTCCGGAAACCTGAGCCTGAGGGTTAATCGCCGCTGGCGGCTGCTGTCCCGAGACGGCGGCCAGAACTGGGAAGTAATGAGCCATGAACGATACAGCAAACTGAAGGACAGAAAATGAAAGCATTCTTCCTTTCTCTGCTGTTTGGCCTGTTGCTGGTGGCCGTCGTGTTCGGCGCGCTGATTGAGTATAAATTTTTGATAGGTTTCTGAGGCATGCCATGAAAAAAGGTACCACTGAAATTATTGAACGCTGGACCCGTTTAGCGGCGGAGGCCAAAGAGCTTGGGCTCGCCACCATTCCCATCGACCCGGAAAACATGTTGATGGTGCTGGCGGAGCTGCCGGCCAGTTCGGCCGATTACCAGAATGACTATCAGGCTGCGATCGACATCTTGCGCGACAGAGCTGCTCGCGAACTTGATGGTGGTTTTCGCGCGCATCACAACGCCCTGATTTATGCCGCTAATGAACTGGAAAATGCCCAGGCTTTCGGGCAGGAGGTCAGCCATGAGTCTTGACTGTGTACCCCTTTCTACATACTGCAGGGACGCGGGGGAAACGGTAGAAGCCGTTAACAAACGGATACAAAGGGGGTTATGGAAGGAGGGAGTACATGTATTAAAAGTCGATGGCGTTAAAGAACGCTGGATTGACTTAACGGAGGTTTCGAAGTGGGCAAGAAAGAACAAGGATCATTATCTCTCCCAAGAGGAGTAACCATCCGCCAGCATAAAACTGGCGACACTCTGGTTATCACTTTCACATACAAAGGGGTTCTGTGCCGGGAGCCCCTCTCCAAAATGGAAGCAAACGCGCGCGGTGTTAAGTACGCCGAGCGCCTGCTCGGGGAGATACAAAACCAGATCGTCAGTGGCACCTTTGAATATGCGAAATATTTCCCCAACTCCAAAAAACTGGAGCTGTTCGGGGTGGTGAAGAAAACCAAAAACATAAAGTCTTACCTGGACGAGTACCTGAAAATCTGCCAGAACCGCAACCTGTCCCCGTCGACTATCAACGGTTATGAAAAATGCCTGTCGGCGCTGTCAGCCCTGCATAAACTCCACGTGTCAGAACTGACGCCAGCGGTCCTTAAAAACTGGATAGCCAGCCGGAAAACAAAACTGAAAACGACCAGGAATAACCTTTCATTTCTGCGCAGCGCCATCGATGAAGCTGTTACGGATGGCCTGCTGACCATTAACCCGGTAACCCTCGTCAGCGCCAGCCGGTACCACGTGATCGACAGCAGCCCGAGCGCCGACGATTACGAGGTTGACCCGTTCACGCCAGCGGAGACCCTCGCCATTTACCAGAGCTGCAGGTACCCGGAATGGGAAAACCTGTTCCGCTTTGCTTTCAATACCGGTCTGCGGAGCTCCGAACTGTGCGCGCTGCGCTGGCCTGATCTCGACACCATCGCGAACACAGCCCACGTTCAGGCGGCCAGTGTCGTAGGGGTACTTAAAGGCACCAAGACAAAAGCCGGTACCCGAAAGGTGGAGCTGAACAGTGAGGCGCTGGCGGCCCTGCAGGCGCAGAAGCAATACACCTTCATGAAAAGTGAGTTCATATTCAGCGACCCGAAAACGGGAGACCCCTGGGCGAACGCCGACGCTATCCGTAAAAAAGCATGGGTGCCGACCCTGAAAAAAGCTGGCGTGCGCTATCGTAACCCGTACCAGACGCGGCACACATTCGCCACCAAGCATATTAGCCAGGGCGTTAACCTATTCTGGCTTGCCGGACAGATGGGCCACAAAGGGCCGGAAATGATATTCCGCAACTACGGTAAATACCTGGCTGAATATGACGGTAAAACCGCGATTTCAGCCGCGCTGTAGCGGGGGAAATATTTCAAAATGTTGGACAGAATCAGGACGTTAGACAGACCTCAATATGCACGTAAAATGCACTTGAGGTATATAACAGCAATAGAAATGTTTATTTTCAATGAGTTAAATACATTTCGGACGCGAGTTCAACTCCCGCCAGCCAATCATGATTGGACGGTGTAAGGACTACACCAACAAAAACAGGAAGTTATAAGTCTCAGCAGGACACCGACCAGACGGTGAGGAGACAAAAAAGGATACGCAACGGAGTCGCGACTCCCTATGACATTAAAGCCCGCTGATGCGGGCTTTTTTATTGGTCCTGACCCGCCCTGAATAGAATTCATCCAATTACAGTCCAGACATATACAGTATCCCTCAGCTCAGTATCAGCTTCTCGACAAATGGTCACTGTTATTTACCCGTTGCCAGAAAGAGAATAATTTGCCCCCATAGCCAGCCTTCCCGGAATCTGTATATTCATTAATATTGTTATCGATTCCATCAAGTAACATAGGTTGGATGCGATTGATCTTACTCACATTAGTCGACACGGAACTCAGTAAGTTGAACTCTGAAAAAGCAGTTTAAATAGCATTTAAACAAATGCCACCAGTTCGAAAAAGAGTATAAGCACACTTAATATATTGTTTTAATTATTCATTTCCTTTCAACCCAATTCTTATCCCTCACATTATTTGTTATTAATTTGTTGTTTTTGATCACAATAAGAAAACAATATGTAACTTTTATGCGCACTTTTCAGAAATGTAGATATTTTTAGATTATGGCTACGAAATGAGCATCGCCATGTCACCCTACATCTCATAAGAGGATCGCTTCTGATGAATGCACTGACCGCCGTACAAAATAACGCTGTCGATTCAGGCCAGGACTATAGCGGATTCACTCTCATCCCGTCGGCGCAATCCCCGCGTCTGCTGGAACTCACCTTCACCGAACAGACGACCAATCGGTTCCTCGAACAGGTTGCCGAGTGGCCCGTGCAGGCGCTGGAGTACAAATCGTTTCTGCGTTTTCGGGTAGGCAAAATTCTCGACGATCTGTGTGCGAATCAGCTGCAACCGCTGCTGTTGAAGACCCTGTTAAACCGCGCTGAAGGTGCGCTGTTGATCAATGCGGTGGGTATCGATGATGTCGCGCAGGCGGATGAGATGGTGAAGCTGGCGACGGCGGTGGCGCATCTGATTGGTCGCTCCAATTTTGACGCCATGAGCGGTCAGTATTACGCGCGTTTCGTGGTGAAAAATGTTGATAACTCAGACAGCTATCTTCGTCAGCCGCACCGCGTAATGGAGCTGCACAACGACGGCACTTACGTTGAAGAGATCACTGATTACGTGCTGATGATGAAAATCGACGAGCAAAACATGCAGGGCGGTAACTCGCTGCTGCTGCATCTCGATGACTGGGAACATCTGGACCACTTTTTCCGCCATCCGCTGGCGCGCCGTCCGATGCGCTTTGCCGCGCCGCCGAGCAAAAACGTCAGCAAAGATGTCTTCCATCCGGTGTTCGATGTCGATCAGCAGGGCCGCCCGGTGATGCGCTATATCGACCAGTTTGTCCAGCCGAAAGACTTCGAAGAAGGCGTGTGGTTGAGCGAGCTTTCGGACGCCATTGAAACCAGTAAAGGCATTCTTTCTGTACCCGTTCCCGTTGGCAAATTCCTGTTGATTAACAACCTGTTCTGGCTGCACGGTCGCGACCGCTTTACTCCGCACCCGGATCTGCGCCGTGAACTGATGCGTCAGCGTGGCTATTTCGCTTACGCCACTCACCACTACCAGACGCATCAGTAA